TCATTGATCGCATCAAACAACTCCTGTTGATGACCCTTGTCCATGGCATGCTTGACAATTGTTATAGCTTCATCAATGAGCTGGTGAACGAGCCTGACCTCATCCTCAGAGATTTGCTGCTCGCTCAAAATCTTTACCCGCTCAGAGTCCACCAAAAGCATTTTCTCGCCCTTGATCTTGTGCTTCACATAGGTGGAGGAAACGAATCCGCTGGGTGCGCCATTAATCTCTCCGGAGAACCGGTGGTGGGTTCCCTGCTCATTGACAATCTTCTCGTATCCAGAACAAACAGCCATCACATCGTGAATGCCGTTCAACCCTGCAGACCGGCGAAATGTGCTCGTGAGGTTCTTGAACTCACGAATCATTGCACCGCTCTGCGCTCCATTCAGTCCTACTGCAATGCTCACATCTCCGTCATAGGAAGAATGGCCCAGGGCCAATTCCATCGTAGATTTCATCTTGACTGAAGTAACTCCTGCTCTTGTCAGTTCCATCCTCTCTCTCCTCTTTCCATATCCTTTGCTTCACCCGGTAAAACTTACCGTTCTTTCTGAACTCAATCTCACTCGGCGGCCTACCCGCTTCCATGGCCTCGCACAGCGCCTCCGGTGTCTCCTGTGCCATGATGTCGACCCCTGCCTGCTCTGCTATGTCACGGAGTTGGCTCATGGCCCACTCGCCCGCATAGCCGGGGTGGAACACAACAAGATACTCTCTGATTGGAGGATCACTGAGCGCTCCGTAGTAGGTAATCTCTAGGCTCTGCTTGCCGCTCGATTTGCCGATATGCAGCCGCCACTGCCAAGAGCGAACCTGCATGACGATATTTTCGAGACCCGATATGTCGTCGTCTCTTAGATACCAGTCGGCCTTGTGCTCCTCCTGTGGGAACTCGTAGCCGCACGAGGGGCATGCCTTCGCTCCTGCGCCTATGATTTCCTCGCACTGCGGGCATACCTTAGAAGGAGCTACGCCCTGGCGTTCGCCCTTCTTGCGTGGTGGCTTGACTTGGGTGATAGGGCCATGCATGGCAACAACACCGGCGAAGTCGAGTACCAGGCAGTCACCTCCGTCTGACTTCAGCCTGAGTCCACGTCCAGCCATTTGCAGGTAGAGCACCGGACTCATGGTAGGCCGCATCATGACAATGAGGTCGATATCTGGATAATCAAAGCCGGTGGTAAGCACGTTTGCATTTGTAAGAGCTTTAATCTCGCCCTGCTTAAATGCATCAAGGATGGCCTCGCGCTCAGCCTTCGGAGTCTCTCCGGTCACACAAGCTGCAGTAACGCCATGCTCGACTAGAATATCGCTAACATGCCTTGCATGCTCGACGCCGGTACAGAAGAATAACCAAGCCTTCCTTGAGCCTGCACGGGCAATGACCTCATCAACGACAAGCTCACTGTCCTCGCGTTTGTCTACGGCCTTCTGGAGCTCTGATTCTATGTACTCGCCGCCACGGATGTGTACGCCTTCTACACTCAGGCGCTTCTTAGTCACCTTGGATCTAAGCATCGACAAATAGCCCTGTCTCTGGAGCTGTGCGATACTAGTGACTTCAATCACGTCATCGAACAATGCATCGCCATCGGTTATAAGCCCATGCCCAAGTCGCCACGGGGTGGCAGTAAGGCCAACTACACGCAGCTGGGGGTTGGCCTGTCTGAGGGCTTCCAGGAAGGTTCTGTACATGCCTTGGTCCTTGTGACTGACAAGGTGCGCCTCATCGATGATAACCAGGTCAATGTACCCAACCTCATCAGCACGTCGGTGGATGCTCTGGATGGATGCGAACGTTATCCTGTCCATCTCTCTCCGACCGATGCCAGCCGAGTAGATTCCAAGCGGTGCAAACGGCCAGTGCTGGAGGAGCTTCTCAGCGTCCTGCTCAATCAGCTCCTTCTGATGAGTGAGTAACAGGATCCTTGTTTCCGGCCAACTCTGAACCGACTCCCTGCATATCTCCGCTATCACGTGGCTCTTACCAGAGCCGGTGGGAAGCACGATGCAGGGATTGCCTTGCGCATGGTACTCGAACCACAGCCAGAGCTGGTCGATTGTCTTGCGCTGGTACGGACGCAGCTCAGCCATTCTTTGCTACCTGGCTCACTTCGATCAGAAGCTCTTCCATGCGCTTTGATACCACTACGCGTCCGCGCTTTGTATAGCATCCGACCATGAGCTGGTCGATGGATGCAAAGAAGTTCTCACGCGCCTTTGCCTCAGTCTCAAATCCCGAGAAAAATTTGGTTGCATATGTGTTGTATTTGCCGTCGATTGTCGCCGTCCAAGCCCAGCCGTTTGACAATTCCGTAAATCTCACCATAAGGCTTTCACGCCCTCTCTCTGCCCTGATCAATCTCATACAATCCTCCCATTGAAGGTCCTGCGGACCATGTCGATAGTCGCATCATCGAAGGGCCCGCCCGCGATGATTTCCTTTGATGCATAGCCATCCTCTCCATTGACGACTGGCTTGTTGTCAATGAGATAGACTGCACTATGCTCACCGCCCAAGTCTGATTTCATATCCAGCTCGTACGGCACAAGGTCGGGGTGCAGTACATGGCTGGGGCATCCCTGGTACTGATTCTCCAGCGGTATGATGTCCTCCCAGCGCTCGCAGAACCACGTACCATCGTCTTTCGCAGTCGCATGCGCACAGGTGCGGCAGTTGACCTCAACCGTCTGGTTGGAGACATGGCAGAAGTTATAACAGGGGCAGTATTTGCACTGGTACCAAGTCGGGTCTGTAGAGCAAGGAGCCGGCAGACGCGGTTCAAGAGCAATGCGCTGGCCGCGTTGGATGTAGTGATTCGCCAGCTCCTTATCCAGCTCGATGCGCTCGGTGTTGATATGGTCGTTGTCCTTGCATACAGGGAAATACAAGGCACGTGTAAGCTTATGGCCGAGCATGTAGCACTGCATCTGCACGTAGTGCATGAACTTGGCGTTCATGACGCCTTTGGCTTGAAGCTCCTCAAAGCTCCTCAGCGAGTGGGTCTTTGCTTCAAGTATGTGCCATGTTTTGGGCGCTTCAGGGATGCCTCTGACTATGCCGTCAGGATGGCCTGCAACGTGGCAGCCAAAATCGAGAAGGCGTTGATCATCAAGGCACTCCTCCACCGTACAGCCGATGGCTCGGAGGTCTGCGACTATATTTGCCTCTTCCTGTTGCCCACGCCTGAAGAGCCGGAGGATACGACCGGGGAAGCGTTCAATTACCGCCCAGTGGAACGTCAGCCACAGGTAGCGCTCACAGTGGTGACCGAGGAGGGATACGCCCATGTACGGACGTGGACGCTCTTGTTGCGACTCGTGGTACTTATCGATCAATGCTTCAATATCAAAGTCTGGATTGGTGGGAATTTCTGGCATCAGTAAGTTCTCCTTCGCCCTGCCTCATCAGTGGACGGCGGGCACCCCGTCCAGACCGCCCGTAGGCGGTTTCGGCTATTTCTTCCAAGGCGGTGCCGCCTTCGCCGCCGGAGCTGTGCCTTGCGCCTGAGCCGCCTTGGGTGTGCCAATCCTTGGAGCTGCACTGCCGCCCTCCGGTGCCCGGTAGTCCTTGATTCGATTGCGCTGTTCATAGCCTTCCTGCGGCTTGTCGAGGTCCACCTTGACCTCGCATCTGACGCCCAAGAGCTCGTCAGTGTTGCCGACCTTCGGAAGCCCACAGGCTCTCATGATCGAGCCAAGCTGTTGCATGCCGATTCTGATGACCTTCTCACGGTTCTCACCGCCGTTCTCGATATTGATGATATCGAACACAATACGACCCTCATGGGATGGACCAAGAATCTCCCACTGCAGGGAGATATACTGCCCTCTTCCGTCCTTGGTATCCTTCAGGTCTGCATCCTTGACGGTGGCCATGTACCAGCCCGCAGGAATCGGGGTGAATGTTGATTCAGGCATATCCGCTGCCTGATAGATTTGTCCTAAACTAGCCATTACTTGGCCTCCTTGAGTGTGATTTTGTAGCTCGGTCTTCCGGGCGTAGTGGTGATTGCCTCAGCCAAGACATTAGTTATGGCTGGGTCGGCTTGCCGCCATTCGGTCATGCGTACATCGGCCTTCCAACTGAATAGGTCTTCGATAGCCGCAGTAAGCCCATGCTCACGAGCAAGCTCCTGTACTCTGTCTGCATCCACCTTACGGTTCATGCGACCAGTGACGGTGAGCTTGTAGTCATCGAGTGTGAGGCTCTGGGAACCCTCGAAGTCCTCGGAGAGGGCGAACATGGCGTTGGTAAGGTAATCCTCAATCTCACGCCGTTCATCGATTGCCAGTTGTTCACGCTCCTTGGCCTCAAGCCATGCCTGCATGCCTTCCTTGAGAGCAGCGGCGTCGGATACCATCAGTGCTTCTTTCTTAGCCATTGACAGCCTCCTCCCCGCGAATCTTGGTAATGATTGCTCCCAAGTCCGGTTCTTCCCACATATCCAAGCGACCGGAGCGGTCCTTTGCCGTCCACTCGCCGTCACCGTCAGTCTGGATGGCACGCACAACAGCACCGTCATCGCCCTTTTCGACACGGAGGGCGAACACCTCGTCAAAGAAATAAGGGAGAGCCTGTCCCATCTTGTTGCCTGGCATCATTGGGGACCAGAGCATGCGGCCAGTCTCGTCCTTGTCCTTTTCGCTCTTCGCAGAGAAATACACGTTGTAGCCATCGAGATCGCGGAAGGACCTAATCAGGTCAGCCATCTGGTCCTGCGTGGCTCCGTATGCTTGTCTCGGGTCCTTTGCCATCTTCTTCTCGTAGCTCAGCACCACCTCGGCTATCTCGGAGATTGAGTCCAGTGCCACCGACTGGAACTGCTCACGTGCCTCTGCTGTAAGCAGATAGGAATACGCCTCCCCCAGCTCATCGAGGTTGTGAATCTCGATATAGGGGATATCCTCGTTGGAGAGACTCAAGAGTCCAGCCTCCGCCGATAGAACTATCGGGCGTGGTAGCGTCTTGATCAGCGTGGTCTTGCCGGACCCGCTTTGTCCATGTACGAGAATCTTGATGCCGCTATTAAGAGACACCTCTCTCGTACTTTTCAGTTTGATTGCCATTATTGCTCCTCTCGGCGGTTTGGCTCGGTGCCAGGTCGCCGTACTTTAGTAATTTGGCCGTTTCGGGTTCTTCCGGTGGCCAGCCGTTCAATGGGGTCAAAGTCTGTACCCTGTCCCTTGTCATGAGGCCCTGCCGCACAGGCTAAGCAGGGTGTTTTATTCACGTGAGTTCAATCGGCCGTCTTTCCGGCTGTCTTTGGATGTCCTCCCCCAAGGGAGGGGTGAATCAACGTTGCCTCCATCCCGCACAGGCTAAGGATTTCGGCTTACTACATATTCTTTGCGGGGATGACATCCCCTCTGGGACCGGCCCGAGTTGAACGGGA